GGTCAGACGTATACGTCAGACCGCAAAAACGAAGAACTTGGTAACGAGTTCCGCGCTTTTGAAGACATAACTTTTCTGGGTGCTCACCCCATTGAGATGTTCGGACAGTTCACCGGAGCATTGAAGAAGGAAACTCTTGAAGAGACACTGCACTGGACAAGAAACAAGAATTTGACCATTTTCCAAGAAGCCAAAACAGCCATCGAGTTAGCGTCAGCGTGGGGTGAGGATTACTACTATTCTTACTCTACTAACACCAACAGAGCACTCTCGAGTGCAATGTGCGACACTGTACCGGTGATTGGGTGGAAGGAAATGGCCAGAATCGTTTGTTCAAGAACCGCTGCTTCTGGTTTACAGCATCCTTATGGCTTCGTAGCCCAAGGACCACCGACCAACTCTTTGGCAAAACTGAATGCGGACAAAAGCGTAATTGCTACCCAAATTGGAGTGTCCGATCCTTTAGGATTGTCGAAGAAAGCTGTAAATGAAGAAGCGATGGGTTTGCTGTATGGAACAGAATCGAATGTTTATAGAACTAACTTTGTTTGGAGTATTGACCAAGCGCCAGAGAGTGGAGCCATTGCCAGCTTCGATGTACCTTTCGGTATATTGAAACTTGGTGATCCCCAGAATTTGCAAAATATGCCCTTCGATCGCTTCGCCTATTGGAAAGGAGATGTTGAGCTGTGTTTTCAGCTAAACGCAACCCCCTTCCAACAAGGCCTTGCCGCTGCATATTTTATGCCTCTTGCGAGTTATGAATCCGAACTAGCGAATGTCACAACCAATGAATTCGTCTTCGTGCAACCAGATCAAAATGCAACGTATACACTCCCGATCCCATTTAAATATTTGAGATCAGTAATGAATACTATTGCGCGTGATACGGAATCATTGGGAACTGTCTATTTCGTTCCAATTAGTTCTCTAAAAGGAATCGCTGTTAATGAGGTCACTGTGACTGTCTACTCAGCTTTTCCGAATTCGAACTTTTCCATACCCAGACCAGTGGAGTTGGTTACCAGGAGAGCCCG